CAGTGCGCCCGCTAATTGACGACGCCATTGAAGGCGCTGGCGGCGTGCGTTGGCGCGAGTATCTTGACACGTTCTCTACGGGTATGGATGAAGCGCGCCGGGTTGAGTTAACAGATTTTGCCCGCAAGTTGGCGGTAGATCAACCTGAACAATTTCAACGCCTAATGCGCGGCGACCGCCCAGATATTGTCGAACGGTATTTCGGCAAAGGACGTTACGACATAAACGAAACGATGGGGCCAAGGTCTGTAGAATTGCCCGGTCCAGTGCGTCCCGGTTTTTCTCGACCATCAGCAGCGCCTGCTGGACCATCACGCTTACCAACTATGCAAGGTGTTGCCGACGAAATTGGCGTAGACACTTTAATTAAAAACAGCATGACGCCGGGCGCGCAAGCGCGCGCGCAGACGTTAATGCAACCCCCAGTCAACTTTATTGCCGAAGCATCGCGATCTTTACCTTTTAACGTCGGCTACCCCGTTTCCTCGGCAGCCGACATTTTTGAAAATAGGGTCGTCGCGCCCCGCGTTGTCAGAGCTTTGGAAGGTGGGTTTGCGTCTCCGCAAGGCGCTAACGCGCTGTTGGATTACTTGCCTGCTGGCAAACGCGGTATTAATTTCCTAGAAGGATTGTCACCAGATACACTTCGGGCATTGCAGCAATTCGGCGTGCAAGTTGGACGCGAACCCTATAGACCAAGGCGCTAACATGACCACGATTGACAAGACCGAAGCGCGCCTTGCCACTCACGAGGAAGTCTGCGCCGTTCGTTACGAAGGGCTTTGTGCAAGGCTAAAGCGGATCGAAGGCATTGGTCTTACGGTGGCGGGCACCATCATAATGATGCTGCTCGGTATCATTTTTAAGGTGAACTGATGAGCATCGTCTTAGGTCATCGTTCGCTGGCGCGTCTTGAGGGTGTCCACCCTGACCTAGTGCGTGTGGTCAAGAAGGCTGCGGCCATGTCTCCGCTGGACTTCACTGTGCTAGAAGGCTTGCGGACGCTGGACCGCCAGAAGCAGCTAAGCCAGATCGGCGCAACCAAGACCTTGAGGTCACGCCACCTGACCGGCCATGCGGTCGATCTGGCACCTATGGTCGGTGGCACAGTCCGCTGGGACTGGCCGCTGTATCACCGGCTTGCCAAAATCATCAAAGAAGCAGCCGTAGCCGAGAACGTCCCTATTGAGTGGGGCGGTAACTGGAAAACTTTCAAGGACGGGCCGCACTGGCAACTGCCTTGGAAGACCTATCCGAAAGGGAAATGACTATGCTTAGTAGACTCAAAGGCAAAAAGACCTACATCGTCGCCGCTCTGGCGGCGGCGGGCGCTGCCGCTACCGCTCTGGGATACTCCATTCCAGACTATGTGTTCATCCTGCTTGGCGCGGCTGGTTTCGGCTCTGTCAGGTCCGCTATTGGGCGCTGATTAGCCGCTCGATAAACCACTGCGCTTTTTTGTAATCTTGGGCCGCGTCGTCCTTATGCCCGGCGCGGCTCAATATGCCCCCAATGTTCACCGCGCGTCACTCACCATGTCTTTCCACTGAGCCATCGAAAACCTCTTTCACAAGTTTATCGCAGTACCATTGCGCTTTTTTGTAGTCCTGCGCTTCGTTACCTTTATACAGGCCCCTAGACAAATATTTAATTATGTTTCCTTTGAGGTAACCCCGGTACTCCTCTGGCGACAGCTTCGCCTGCACGTAGTCAATCGCTTCGATCCCGCCGACCTTGTAGTGATCGGGATTGATGGCGTCTGTCATGCGCCCAGCCTTGCCATGATCTCCGCGCGCTCGCGCTGCGCACGCAGGGTGCTGTACCGCTGGTGCAGCCGCCGCGCCATGAATGGCCGCTTGGCACCTTCCTGCTCATCTATGAGTAAGGTTAGCACTTCCTGCTCGCCCATACCCTTCAGTTCTGCTGCCAGAAACTGCCAGTTAATCTTGTCGGTCATTCATCAATTCCTCAATAGCCAAGTCGCTCATGCTGCGCTTGTCGTGCAGCGCGCCCCAGATGCGTTCATCAATTGTGTCGGGTGTCAATAGGACATATACCCACACATCGTGTTCTTGCCCGCCCCGGTGCAGCCGCCCGATAGCCTGCTCGTATAGTTCCAGCGACCACGGCAGCGACAGGAACACCATGTGCTGCTGGCCTTGCAAGTTAATGCCGTGGCCGAAGGACTTGGGATGCGCCGCCAGCAGCGGTATCTCGCCGTTGTTCCAGCGTTCCACGACGCGGGGGCTGTCCGTGGTCTGGATGCTGGGGTAGCGGCGCTTTAGCTCCGCTAGTTCTTCTTGGTAGGTGTACCAGACCAGCGTGTTCGCCTTCTGGTTCTCCGCGAGCAGTTCGTCCAGCCGGTCAAACTTGTGGCTGCTGAACCAGATCGACTGCTTGTCCGTGCTGTAGACGAAGCCAGACGACATTTGCTGTAGCTTGGTCGTCACCGCGCCCGCGTTCTGCGCAATAACCGTGTCGTCCGCAAAGCGGGCGACGTAATCCCGCTTCATTTTTTTGTACGGCTCCATGTTTGCCATCTGGCAGCGTAGCTCCACAATGTGACAGGGTGGCAGCTTGTCGGCGTAATCGCCCGCTTCCAGCACGTAAGTAGCGTCGCGTATGCGGTCCATCACTTGCGGCAGCGCGTCGCCTCGCGGTTCCCACTGGCCGAAGTCGCGGTTGATGCAGTGGAAATACTGTTGCAGGAACGCACCCTTGGCGCGGCCTAGCAGGCTCTGGTCGATCATCTTGCACTGGCCGAACACATCTTCCAAGCCGTTGCTGGTGAACGATCCGGTCAAGCCCCACCTGATCGGTATGCGCGCCAGCAGCTTCTCTAGCGCCTTGAACCGTTTGCCGCTGGGGTTCTTGAGCCGGGTTAGCTCGTCGAACACGATCCCGTCGAAGCTGTCGAGCGTCTGCACCTTGTCCAGATTGTCGTAGTTGATGACGACAATATCCGTGTCTGCGTCAAACGCCGCCTGCCGCTGCGCTGGGGAACCTAACGCTAGGCTCATGGTCATCGTTGCTGCCCACTTGGGTAGCTCTACGGGCCAGACTTCATTGCAGACCCGCTTGGGAGCCACCACAAGCCACCGCGTCACTACGCCGCTGATTAGGGCGTCGGCCATTGCTGTGAGCGTGATAGCGGTCTTACCGGCCCCGACAGGCGCTAGGATCATGGCCCTGTCGCGCGCATACAAGAAGTCTGCCGCGTCATCTTGGTATGGCCTTAGCTGAAGCGTAGCAACCATACGTCCACCTCGCTCTTGCTCCACAAGCAGCAATACCGCTGCCCTAGCGCCATCATATCGTCCGCGAACAGCTTTTGCAGCGGCGATAACTTGCCGCCGGGTTTCTTCAGTTCTACAAACCAAGCCTCGCCGTTTGGCATACAGGCGATGCGGTCGCTGACGCCGCGATGGTTCACGGACTTGAACTTGTACGCCGTGCCGCCAACGCTTTTGACGCGGGCGACAAAGTAGCGTTCAATGTCGGCTTCGGTTGTCATGCCGTCGTCCTAGCTGTGGAAATATATTTTTACAAGCCGCTTTACAAATTATTTCAGGGGTGTATTCCGGCCTTCCTAACAAGGAGCAATACAATGAAACACAGTAAAATAGTCGGCGGTTCGACCGCCAAGCGCGTCATCAACTGCCCCGGCAGCGTGGCGCTGGTGGACAAGATGCCGCCGCAACCCAGCAGCAGCTACGCCGACGAAGGCACCCTGCTGCACGACGTTATGGCAAAGCTGGTGGGCTACGGCGACGGTGCCGATCCGCAAGAGATGCTGGGCGCTACATACAAAGACGCCGTGTTGACGCAGGACTTGCTAGACCGCAAGATACTCCCGGCGTTAGCGGCGCTGGACGAAATTGATCCGGCTGGGGAGATGACGTATGCGGTCGAAAGTCGCGTGGGCTTTGGCGATTTCTTACCTAACGTGTTCGGTTCTACTGACTTGCTTGGCATCATTGGTGATCGTGCTGTCGTGCTGGATTGGAAGTTTGGTGATGGCGTCGCCGTCGAAGCGAAAGAGAACGAGCAGCTTATGTTCTACGCTGCGGCTGCTGCGCGCACGAAGGCTACGGCGTGGGCGTTTGTAGACGCGCTAGAAGTCGAGCTTATCATCGTCCAGCCGCCCTACATCCGGCGCTGGTCAACGACAATGGAGCGGATCAACCAGTTTGAGCAGACGTTGCTATCCGCCGTCAAGGCGTCGCAGCACGACGATGCGCCGCTCAAGGTGGGCGACCACTGCCGCTGGTGCGCCGCCAAGCCGGT